GAGGAATTCGCCTCTCCATCTGAGGAGTGTTGAATTCAAAGTTCCGAAAGTGTTGTCCCGAGAGGTTTTCGATGTCTCGACCTGAAGACCGATACCGCTGACAACTTCCATCCAATCATCGAAGAACAAAGGGTCTTTTACTTGGTAAAGAATGTCGTCCCCGTTTATTAGTACGGGCAAAACTTTCTCGCGACCGTAATGTTTAGTTACGGCATATTTAAATGAGATGTAGTTTTGAGTGCAAAGCAAAGGGAAACTCAGGAGAGAACCCATTTGCTGTCCAGCACTAACGACAATCTCTTCTCCCTTGTAAAGGAACAAAGGTCTAAGTTGAGCTCGCGCTAACTCACGGATGCTTTCGGGCACCCTAGTAGAGTTACGTAAAGCTACGTCAACTATGACCTCTGCCACTTCTATGGAAAGGTTGTCAGTCGCGGAGGCATAGTCTCCCGACACCAATTCGCCAAGGCCAAGTCTGAAGCCTGCCCTATCGAGACGCTCGGGCGTTAGATCACCGCGAAGGAGCCAGTGTTGTTCTGAGAGTCGGTCGTACAAAGCCGCGTGAAGCGGTTTAAGTACGAGCATCTTATCGGAAAACTTAGACAAAGGTCTAGGTTTTCCTGCCGACTGAACAACCATCGGCCTCGCGAGTCTCGCCGACTCGAAGGAGACTGAGGACTGACGGTCACCGAGGACTTCGTAAAGAAAGTCAACGTGAGAAGTTTCTCCACTCAAACAACCGCCCTTAGAACGGGAATGTTCTAAGGTCGAGCTAAGTGGGGGGTTTGTCGTGTAGCAACGGGATCTGTACGTACGATCCCATCCTACTGGAAACAACTTCGAAGCTTCTTTTCGAACGAAGCCAAGGTAGCCGTCGGGCAATTTCTGGGCATCACGAACCAAGTGAGCCACCAAACGGTCCAGCATACCATTCTCAAGACATCTGCAAGAATCTGGAAGTAACTTTTTAATTGACTGGAAGGCTAAACGCTCTTCCTCTACAGCCGAAGGACAGGCTGTAGCAAGAAACTTCTTGACAAAAGCAGCAAGGTCAGAGCACTCCTCGAAAGGAGGTGGTTCAAAGACAATATGCTGGTTGAAAACGCGACACCAAGTGTTGATCGCAGACTTGACTGTGTCGATGGTCAAGGAGCGAGAGACGCGACATTTACGTCGCTGGGTAGGGGCGGAGGAACGTCGAGCACTACGACGAAAAACCATAGTGCGTGTCAATTAGATAGTCTATTTCGGACCTATGTACAACAGGTCAGAAATTT